TAACCCTGGTCAGAATGAAAACCTCTACTCTAACCTTTTTATCTATTCCTTTAGTGTCACTATCTTTTCTATGCTCTTATTTTCTAGAGCTTTACATGGGCAATGCAGAACAGTATCTTGCCTTGATTGCAGTAGTTTTTATTGATGGCTTCTTTGGTATTATTGCAGGAGTCAAGAGAGAAGGCTTTCAGACTAGAAAAGCAGTTAGAGTTCTACAGAGAGCAGTTGGATGGGTTTTATTCCTAACAGTAATTCTGATGGTAGAGAAAGGTTTTACAGGAACTAGTTGGTTATCTGAAACTATTATCTTACCTTTCATAATACTACAACTAATAAGTGCCCTGAAGAATGCTTCTATGGCAGGTTTTATCAAGATGGATGAACTCAATCAGATACTGGACCGCATAGATAATCATAAGGGTTTTAGAAAATAAGACTTTTGTATTATGTGGAAAAAGGTTCAAGAAAGAATATTCCCATTCCTTATTGCATTTTCAGCTTTAGCAGTATCAGCATCAGCAGCATTTTATTCTGTTAGTGGACTGAGTAAGTTATTCGCTGGAGCATCTTTAGAGGTTATCATTATGGCTACCTCTTTAGAGATCTCTAAGTTAGTTATTGTATCCCTACTCTATCAATACAGAAAGAGTATTCCTAAGTTACTAAAATACTATCTCACTTCTTCTGCAGTTGTATTAGTGTTGATCACTTCAATGGGTATCTATGGATTCCTATCAGCAGCATATCAAGAGACTGCATCTAAGGCAGGGACAGTAGATGCTCAGATAACTTTATTAGAAACTAAGAGAGATAACTATCAAGTACAGTTACAAGGATTTGTTCAAGAGAGAGATGAACTAAACAGTTCTATTTCAGACCTTAGAGAGGGATTATCCAACAATAAGATACAGTACAGGGATAAAGAAACAGGTCAGATAATAACAACCACTTCTTCCTCTAACAGGAGAACATTTGAGAGACAGTTAGATCAAGCACTGAGTAGACAAGAGATACTAAATACCAGGATTGATGTTATCAATGAAAATGTATTCACTTTAGAAACAGAGATAGTAGAGGTAGAGACAACCTCAGAGGTAGCTGGAGAGTTAGGACCTCTAAAATACTTATCAGGACTAACTGGTATTCCAATGGATAGGATAATCAACTATCTACTACTCACTATTATCTTTGTATTTGATCCTTTAGCTATCGCATTAGTTATTGCAGCTAACTTTGCTTTTGAAAAACTAAAGCCTGTAGAGAACATCTATGGAGAGAATATCAAAGAGACTACTTTGTATGAAGAGGTTGATAAAGATGTAGAAGAAGAGTATTCAGAACCAGGATATGTAATAGATCCAGATGAGTGGGAAGAGTCCGAAAAGAGGATGGAAGTTATTGGTCAGAATGGAAACACTGGAGAACATTATGAAGAGGACTGGGAAGTAGATCACAGATCTCCAGGAATGTATCATAATGGAAGAAAGATCAAATCAACACCAGACAGTTTAGGTCAGAAGTGGACTGTAATATTTGAAGACACTCCTGGTGTTAGAGAAAAGATTCTAAAAAAAGATATAGAAACAGTTGGATAACGCCTGATTATTTCTTATATTATAGTTATTACTAAAGATAAAAAAGTTATATGGCAAAGTACAGAGTTATAGAGATGCTCCGTCTACAGAGTAAGGCGGATAGAGAAAAAGCATTACTCACTTTAGAGTTACTTACAGAATCACCAGCAGGGATTGGAGACCACTCTACAGAAGACTTCTACAGTAATGCTGAAGAAGCAATCAAAGCATTAGCAGAAGCTGATGATGTATTAGAAACCTTACACAGGTACTACCCTAACTCAGAGAACTTATGATAAATATTTTTGAAATAGTAGTAGGAATGTTTATATTCTTCCTACTCCTAACACCTATTGTCTTGATGTCAGTCTTAGTATCTAAGAGTTTTAGAAAGAGAGTAGAGAAGAAAGATAATGTATCTATTGAACACATAGCTGCTTTAGAACAGAATGATAATCTTATTGTAGAGGATATCAATACTATTTTATCTGAGATTGTAGATAGATTAGATTCTATTGAAGATAGGTTAGATAGAGAAGATAGTACTATAAAAGGATTTGCAAAGAAAAGTAAAAAACAACTAAACGACTAACATGTCAGAAGAAGCAACAGAATATGGCCTCAGTGCTACCGAAATACTTAAGGAAGAGTATCCTACTATTTACGCTGGTTATATGGATATCGTGGAAGAGCAGTTGGAGCTATTCAGCAAAAAACATCTTGACTACGGTATGCATAACATTACTGCTGGTACTAGCCTTGCTACTGAAGATGAGAGGGAATTTGCTCTCACAGGCTTATGGTATCGGATGAGTGATAAGATAAATAGATGGAAGAACCTCATCATCAATAATAGAGGAATCAATAACGAACCTTTATCAGACACCTTTCAAGATATTTGCAACTATGCAATCATCTGTCAGTTAGTTGAGAAGGATCAATGGAAAAAATAAGTTATGCCTAAGAAGCTACCTAAAGAAGTAAAGTTAGTCTTAGAACATCAACCACATACTATCAACTATGCTACTGAGAAGAATGTATCTGCATCACAGTTGATGATGTATGATGCTTGTCCTCATCAATGGAAGTTAGCTAAGATAGATAGACTACAGCAGTACAATCCTTCTGTGCACACAGTTTTTGGAACAGCTATGCATGAGGTCATTCAAGATTGGTTGCATATCATTTACAATGAAACAGCTAAAGCAGGATCTGAGAGAGATCTTAGAGAGGACTTGAAGTTGAAGTTGAGAGAGGTTTATGCTAAAGAGAGAAAGAAGTCTAAAGAAGTGTTTACTTCTGCAAATGAACTGAATGAGTTCTTTTTAGATGGAGTAGAGATTCTAAACCACTTACAGAAAAAGAGAAGCTCTTATTTCTCAACAAAGAATACTTACTTAGCTGGTATTGAAACTGATATTGTTCAAGAGATAGAACCAGGAGTTTATTTCAAAGGATTTATTGACTTAGTATTTTACAATAAACTCTCAGAGACTTATACTATTATTGATATCAAGACTTCAACCAGAGGTTGGGGAGACAGGGAGAAGAAAAGTGATGCTAAGCTAGCTCAGATATTACTATACAAGGAGTACTTCTCTAAACAATTCAATGTAGATGTAGATAGTATCAATGTAGAGTTCTTTATTGTAAAGAGGAAGTTATGGGAGAAATCAGAATTCCCACAGAGTAGAGTTCAGGAATGGAGACCTGCCTCTGGAAAGATAAAGAGAGGAAAGGCAGTTAGTTTATTGAATAACTTTGTGAGTAATGCCTTCAAAGATGGGAAGTACAATGTAGGAGGAAACTTTCCTGCAACTCCCTCCAAGAGTGCATGTATGTTCTGTCCTTTTAAAGATGATAAAAGTTTATGTAGTGTAGCTCACTCCTAAATATATAAAGTTATATTTGTACTATTTATATATGAAAAGTTGTATAATCAAAAAATAGTTACTATATTATGGCTAAGAGAGAGGGAATGAAACTAACAAGTGTGAATGTACATGAAGACTTATTCACAGAGTTTAAAGTTTTAGGAGTAAGACACAAGATGTCTTTTCAGAAGTTAGCAGATAGATCACTCTACTTGTATATTACTAATGAAGAGTTTAGAGCAAAGATTCACAATCAATTAAATCTTAGATTAGATAAGTAAATGAAAAAAGAATTCGGTTATGTAAAGAAGGAGGATAGAAAGAAGATCCTTCTTTTATGTGATGATATCAGGCTCCATTCAGGAGTAGCTACTATGGCGAGAGAGATGGTAGTAGGAACCTCACATCACTTCAATTGGTTCAATATTGGAGGAGCAATCAAACACCCTGAAGAAGGAAAAGTATTTGACCTATCTCAGAGTATCAATGATAAGACTGGTGTAGAGGATGCTGATGTAAAGGTATTACCTTCCTCTGGATATGGTAATGCAGAGTTGATTAGAAAGATTATAAAGCAAGAGAAGCCTGATGCAATCCTTCTATTCACAGATCCAAGATATTGGGTATGGTTATTTGAGATGGAAAGAGAGATTAGACAGACAATGCCTATCTTCTATCTAAACATCTGGGACGACTATCCAGCTCCTTTATATAACAAAGCTTATTACGAAGCTTGTGATCTTCTTATGGGTATCTCAAAACAAACAGTAGAGATCAATAAGATGGTATTAGGAGATGCAGCATCAGATAAAGTTATTAGATATGTTCCTCATGGTATTGATGAAGATACTTTCCGTTCTCTGGATGGAAGTAGAGAGAGTGCTAAAGTACAGGAGATAAGAGATAGTCTTTTTGAAGGAAGAGATATTGAGTTTGTAGTATTCTTCAACTCGAGAAACATTAGAAGAAAGTCTCCTGGTGATGTTATTCTATCTTACAGACAGTTCTGTGATCAGATAGGTCCTGAGAAAGCTAAGAAGTGTGCTTTAGTTATGCATACTCAAGCTGTAGATAAGAACGGTACGGACCTGTATGCTGTTAGAGAAGCAATATGTGATCCTGAGTATGTAAATGTATTCTTCTCACAGAATAAGTTATCTCCAGAACAGATGAATCTCCTTTACAACATTGCAGATGTTACTATGTTGATCTCTTCTAATGAAGGATGGGGATTATCTCTAACTGAATCTTTGATGGCAGGTACTCCTATTATTGGAAACGTAACAGGAGGTATGCAAGACCAGATGAGGTTTGTAGATTCTAAGAAGAAGTGGTACACTCCTTCAACTGATGTTCCTTCTAATCATATGAAGACTTATGAAGAACATGGAGAGTGGGCTTTCCCAGTCTTCCCTACTAATATCTCTATGGTAGGATCAGTTCCTACTCCTTACATTTATGATGATAGATGTGACTTTAGAGATGTAGCAAATGCTATTGAAGAGGTTTACAGTTTATCTCCTGAAGAGAGACAGAGAAGAGGTGAAGCAGGAAGAGAGTGGGTAACATCAGAAGAGTCTGGAATGTCTGCAAGGATGATGTGTGAGAATGTTTTGAGCAGTATCAATGAATCTTTCGAGAAGTTTCAACCAAGAGCACCCTTTGAACTCTTCAAAGTAGAGACACCAGAACCTAAGTACGTAAAACATAAGATAGTATACTAAATGGATAAGATAAGTGTTGTAGTTAGCTCACCTGTAGATACTTACAGTGGCTATGGAGCAAGATCAAGAGACTTCATAAAAGCTCTACTAAAGTTAGAGAAGTATGATGTAAAGTTACTCTCTCAGAGATGGGGAGCAACAAGGTTCGGATACTTAGAAGATCATGAAGAGCATGAGATGAAATCTCTCATCATACCTAAGATGACTTCTCAACCGGATATTTGGATCCAGGTGACTGTACCTAATGAGTTTCAGAAGGTAGGTAAGTTCAACATAGGAGTTACTGCAGGTATTGAAACTACTATCTGTGATGGTAAGTGGATAGAGGGTATGAATAGAATGGATCTAAACTTAGTATCTTCTAAACATGCTAAAGAAGTATTCCAGACTACTAAATACAAACAGACAGATAGTAGAACAAAACAGGTAGTAGGTTCATTAGAGATTACTTCTCCTATTGAAGTTCTATTTGAAGGAGTAGATTTAGATAAGTACTTCAAGATACCTAAGAAGAGTAAAGAAGGAGTTAGTTTAG